CACGCATTTTTCACTCCTATTGATTAACTTATCCTCTTAGAATTACAATTCAAGGCGGTTTAACATATACTCATAGTTATCCGTTATCTTTGCCAGCATCTTAACTTTCTCGCGTATTTCATCGGAAAGTGGACTAATTGAATCTTCTGATTTCGATTTTTCTTCCTCTTCTGAGTTAGCTGGTAAAGCCTTACGCAATACACACGAAATCCTATCTCCTAAGTCATCTTTTACCTTCCACGCTCTTTCAAGTTCCTCACTCAACGCATTTAGCCATGTACGCACTTCTGGGGTTTTCTCAGGTGCATCTTCCACAAGAGCCTTAGCCATTGATTCACTCATCGTTTACTCCTCCTTGTTTTTATGGCTGAACCACCCAGCCCAGAACCCTATCATAAGAGCATAAAGTACCAGTAAAATCTCAAGGAATACCCACCCATCAACCCTCATCTTAATACCCCCCTTTACTGAAGTACGCTAGCAAGGTTATTCTTACTCACCGTTACAGACTCTTCAGTCCAATCCCGTAGTACCTCTGAATGGGATACAACATAAACATGCGCTCTCGTGCTTATCTCACGGAGTAACGAAAGTATCTCAGTGCTGTAATCATCATCGAGGGAACTGAATGTCTCATCCAGCATCATTATTGGGATTATCATATAGTTTTCCTCAGCTAAATCACGCAGAGCAAGCATTACAGCCATATTCACTACTGTCTTTTGCCCTCCACTAAGCGAGGAATATGTTTGGGCTATACCATCTACGTTTATCGTAAAATCTATCTTTTCCCGGAGGTCGCCACTCTTAAGCCGCTTCTGTGTCTTGAATGTAGCCGTTATATCACCATCAGTAACTTGCTCAAGGTAGTTCCTTATTCTGTCGTTAATGGTATTTGCGTATTCATCAAGCATTAAGGACTTTATACCAGAGTTACCAAACCCTATTACCCAGAAATCATAATAAGCAAGTTTATCATTTAGCTCATCGAGTTCGTCCTGCTTAATAACTAAGCGCTTGCGGTGCTTAATAATTGACGCCTTGAGACGACGTACACTGTCCGTGTGTGGGTTTACTTTGCTACTTGCTATTATATCATTGCACTGTTTTATCCGTGCCTCGACGGACAGGTTATGGCTCTTGACATTGTTAAGGTCTTCCACCTTAGCATCATAAAGAGCTTCAGCCCTATCTAACGCTGACCTAGCTTTATTATACTTATCTTCAAACTTCTCTACACGGGCGGTCTCAGTCTCAACCTCTTTCTTAACATCTATACGCTTTTTCTTTGCTACCTTTAGCGCTTCTTTCGTTCCCTTTATCTTCTTCTTATAGCTGTCTACCTTTGCTTGCACCTTTTCTCTATGTTCTTCCTGCTTCTCATCGTCTTTCCAAGGTGTACCGCACGTAGGACAAACCGCTTCAGACCCTAACTGAGATTCAGCGTCCTTCAAAGCAGTTGTATATTCATCAAGACGGTCTTCATACAAGTCAATCTTATTACTTATCTCTTCAAGCGTATCAACCAAGCCGGATATATCAACCCGTTCAGGTAGCGACTCCCTTCTCTTATCACGGAGTGCTTTAGCTACTTCCACAGCCTTCTCATAAGGCTTGATATCTTCCTTCTCCAGTTCAAGTAACTCAGCTTGCGCTTCTTCACGACTGGCCTTGGCTTCGGCTTCGTATCGTCTACTGTCCTCTTCCTCATTAGCTAACTCCATCTCAGCAAAATCAAGTGCTCCATTCACAGTAGAAATATCATCATTCGTTGATGTTATATCAAGATGAATTTCATCACGCTTGACCTTAGCTCTTATCATAGCTTCAGTATATTTAGTATATTGAAGAATCTTTTCTAACAAGCCCTTCTTGCTAGACTCTGGCGCTGATATAAAAAACTCCGTGCCTTCCTGCGGGTAAAGTACAGTAGCCGTATAGAGTTCGTAATCACCTATCCGTTCATTTATGAATTCCTGAGCGTCTGCTATCCTAGCAAAGTCTTGGTCCTCACCATCCACGTAAACAGCCACGGACTCTTTTGGAGTAAACGTCCTAACTATCTTAAGTTCAACACCTTTGTAGTCTTCAAAGGTAGCAATACCTATACCCTTCTTAGCTCCAAAGTGAACTATCTCATCCTTGGGCTTGGTCTTACTCAGCTTACCATATAGAATTAAACCAAGTAGCTCCAAGAAGTTTGACTTGCCTGAACCGTTAGAGCCTATAACTGAGCAAAGGTCATGAGCGAAGAAATCAAACTCAAGTTCTTTATAGGTAAGTAAGTTTTCTACTTGTATTTTCATTCCATACCCTCAAACAGTTCCTTACCAAGTAGTATAAGCCCTGCCTTCTTTAAGCCTTCAGGGTTCTTATACTTTACATACGCATCTATCATCTGCTTTGGGGTTTTCCCTGTTGCTACTCGTTTCTTAGCCCTACTCGCTACGGGTACAATCTTTATGTTCTGCGCCTTAGCACAAAGTGCTTGAGCCTTAGCCGCTTGGCTATCCGGTGTGAATATCCTATAGAAGTCACGCTTATTACCAGAATGGACAAGTTTTCGTAGGTCATCAATACTCTTAAACTCCTGCGATATGAACTTGGGGTTATCAAGTTCTATAAACTTGACATCAGCGAGCTTACCATTACCATATTCAATACCCCATATACCTCGTGGTGAATCATCAGCGAAAGTGTTAGGATAAGGGCAACCAGGAATGAGTACATTATCCAATAACAGTTGCGGCTTGTGATTATCCCCTATGATAGAGAAGTCAAACTGTTTTGAGAGGAACTCAGCGTCTACACCCTTGTCCAAAACAAAAGAGCTAGGGGTCTCACTGGCAAGCGTAGCCTGATGAAGTATCGCTACATTAAAGTAAGACTTCTTTGGTTTATGCTGACCAACAAACTTCCGTATGTTATCATACAACTCTTCTGTATTATTATGAAAACCAAACATGTAGAGCGCAACCTTACCATCCTCAGAATCTATAGTATACACTCTAGGTTGTTCAGGGCTTGCCACATGAAATCGGTCAAACAGCTTTGAATAAGCTAACAATGACGAAACACCAATATCCCCTTTAGCTAAGGAGCAATCGTGATTCCCTACCACAGTATAAATGTCAACCTCGTAATCATTAAAGAACTGGTCTAGTTTATCCAACAGTTTATTAAATACAAGAACTGGTATTGTAGTCCGTGACTCAAACCAGTCTGCTCCATGTAGTAGAGCAACGGCTTCATGCTTAACTATTTGCGCACCTATCTGGTCAAAGATATCAAAGCCCTGTTCCCTAACTCTAGGCTTACCGGCGTGGCTATCTGCTGTAGCAATTAACCAAGACATATCAGTTCTTTCCTCCCTCATATACATCAGCACAACCTGAGATTATAGCCCAGTATTCCTCAAACTCAGTAAGCAGACTTATAAACCCAAAGTCCTGGAAAGCCTTTTTAACAGCCTTCTTATCCCGTGCTGGCTTCTTTATCGTTACATCCTTGAGCCGTACCCTGACAAGTTCACTTGGAAGTTGCATTAACTGACGATTACGTTCAAAGATATCCCATTCGTCTCTTAGCTTATCAGCATATTTCCTAAGATCATTAGGCACCGAGTCAAACTCATCTGGGAGTTCACCATTAGCAAGTTCAGGAATACACTCAAGCAACCCCTGAGCACGTTTATGGCCTATACCACCTATACCAGGGATATGATCTGAACTATCTCCTACCATCGCATAGTAGCTCAACAACTGGTCTATACGAACACCGCGCTTTTCTTCAACGTTCTTATCAGTTAGTACAGTGTTAGAGCTTAGCATTGAGACCCTAGAACAAAGTAATTGCTCATAGTCATGGTCGCCACTTATAATCATTATACCCGTTTCATCATCATTAAGCATGGCGCACCATTCAGCAAGAAGGTCATCACACTCATATCCATTTGCGTAGATAGAGTAACAGCCCAACAACGGTACGAAATCACGCAGGAAGTTAAGTTGCCAAAGAAGCGCTTTATACGCCTCTATCTCATCTGGGTCTTTACTCTCTTCCTTCTTTTTATAATCCGGGTATAGTGCTATCCTCTCCTTAGCATGACCCATATCCCAGAAGAACATAATCTTTTCTTTATGATATCTTGTAGAAAGTCTAAACTGCTTTAGCATATTCATAACACCGTAGATTGCACTGGTAATGATACCATTGTGCTCCAAAGCCATCACGGCGTTATGTCTATAGCATACGTTATTCCCATCTACTAAACTTACTAAGGCCATTAAAACCCCTTTAGTCTTCTTCTCCCTCTTCTTCCTCTTCTTCAGTGCTATCCGTAGTGTTCTCTTCATCAGTTGCTAATAACGTATCCAAGAACTCAACTGCATCATCAAAACCCCTGTCCACAGCTATATTATTGAACTCACTATTGAATGTTTTCCTAGGGTACTTTACATCATCCTCATCTTCAGCGAACTCAACGTAAGCCTTAGACTTTGAATATTCCAGTATACCAAGGTCCATCAACTTTTCAAGTATGCCGCTATACTGTGGAATACCCTTATCGAACATTAAGGAAAATTCTCCAAAGCGGTACGGCGGTGCAACCCTGTTCTTCTCTATATAATACTTCAAGTTGACACCAATCTTCTGCTTATTCTTCTCCTTTGGTATACGACCAGCGTGGCTTAAACCTATCCTTACAGAAGCGTTGTACTTAGCACCTGAACCACCTGTTGTTGTCTTCGGCTGGAACATATTGCCGATATTAGCTGTCTGATGATTAAGAGCGATAAGGATATACCCCGCCTCTGCCAGTTCTGGGGTAACAAACCGGAACAGCTTCCTAATTTGGTAAGCCCGTTCCATGTCTCGCTTTCCCATACCTACATCAATTTCATGCCTACAACTGATATTCCCAAAGGAATCAACGACGAATGTACGGAGCTCATCACCACAAGCAACGCCATCAGCTATTCCAGCGATTATGGCTTCGGCGCAGTCTTCAATACTACGACTGTTTCTGACGTGTAAATTGTCAGTATCTACACCGAGTTTCCTAGCCCAGCTTGGGGTAAGGGCGCATTCGACATCATCCAGGAAGACTTCTCCGCCTAACGCCTGCGTCTGAGCAATAATCTGGTAAGCAATTAAGCTTTTACCTGTTGACGGGTCTCCGTATAGCTCAACGGACTTTCCTCTGGGTACTCCTCTTCCTGAACCGTTGGCTATCGCCCAATTCAACAACAGATTTCCCGTACTGACGTAATCATCTGGTCTTGCGTAAAGCGCATTATCCTTCAGTAGGGAAAACCCAGATTTAATGCTCTTAGACATTCATGTCTCCTATGAGAGGTAGATGTTCTTGCATTCCTTCATAAACTTACAGGTCTTGCACTTGTCGTCTCTGGGGTCAAACGTTTCACAGTCCCCGAAACACTTGGGAGCACCTTTAGGCTTCTCACTATTGTCTTCTTCACCGTCGCTGTCTTCTTCCTCTTCTTCAGGCTCTTCCTTTTTCTTTGCTTTGCCTTTCTTAGCCTTGCTCTTAACCGGCTCCTCTTCTTCCTCTTCCGGCCCATAGAGTAACTCAATGACAGCATCGCGTATTTCTGCGGTGCTCTCATAGTCATCAACGTCTATATCAAGCTCATGTTCGTCAATGAGCGCTGTAAGCGCCTTCATTTTGAGCTTTGAAATAGCCTTCTTTGAAGGCAGTTTAGGAGCAGACGGCTCTTCTATTTCTTCGTTTTCATCATCTTCAGGGGGCTCTACCTCTTTCTTAGCCTTCTTACTCTTTTTCTTTGAAGTAGTACGCTCTTCCTCTTCCTCATCATCTGGCTCTGTGCCAAGAATCTCACAAAGCTTGTTGTATGAGTGCGGAGCAACCACTTCTTCAATGGGGGCAAGCCCAGACAAGTCAATTGAGAACTTTGTTGCAACAGGACGCATTCTCACTTCGTATTTGGTGTCAAGTCTTTCACCTGTACGCTCTATCGTGATGTTACGGCCTTCCTCAAGGTCTGTAAAATCACCCCAATCCTCGGTGTCCAAGTAGTAACCAAGCAACGGCTCAAGAATTGTTTTACCGTATTCTAGAACCTTAACGTTACCGCCGTCTGACATTGTCTTCTGCTTCAGGCTTTCAAGCTCCACGACGTAGGACAAGTACGTAGTCTTCGCCTTACAACTCTTTGCTGTTGCCCTGTCAACCGGGTCCTCTGACTTCTCCAAGACAGCGACTAACTCGCAGATAGGACACCGTGCTTTAGTGTTACCAAAACTCTTCGCACAGAAAGCAACCTTCTGTGAGACAGCACCGAGTTTATCCAAGTCACGGTGCTTACGTGCCTCCATGTAAAAGCCACCGTCTCCAGGATTAGCAACCATCCTGAAGAAGTTAAGACCAACCTTCTTAGTGGCGAACAAATCGCCATCGCCACCACTTGTTTCCAACTTCTCCTTTTGCTTTCGATACCGTTCAATAAGTTCCTCTTTCGTACTCATTTCTTTACTCCTCCTTTTTTATTACGGCCATGTGTAAACCCAGATTCGACATCTTTAGGTATATCCAAACCGGATTGGTTTTGAAACACGTACATCTCTTGGTCAGAGCGAATAAGGTTTGCAATAGTTATCATAGCAGACATACGCTGATGGAATGCTTCTACACAGACTTTAAGCTGTCTGTGTACCTGCTCAAGCATAAGACAGGTCTTCAACTTTTCCTGATAACGATGATGAGATTCAACCATAGCTTTTATCTTATTTTCAGTTATCTTTGTGCCGCGTTCTTCAGCCTCAACACGAAGCGTCTTATCCAACTTACTTGCTTCAAGGCTTAACTGCACCCGAGCACCCTCAGAAGCCCCCTTATACGCTTCAGCCGCCGCCGCTACAAAGGCGTACTTTGACGGTTGCTCTATAAGACAATCGGTGAGTCTATCCCTGTCAATCTGTACCTCAGATTCAAGGTCATAAGTAACAACCTTGTCTTTCAACTTGAACTTTATCTTGGGTATCGTCCCCTCAAAAGGGGTTACAACGGAATTGTCTTCCTTACTTATTTCATTTGCTTTCTTTCTTGTAACCATATTTGTCCTCCTGTAATACCACCGCTCCGTGGTATTTACCTATAACGTGATTGTAACACTAATAACACGGTCACTTACCAGACTCTCCTAGAGATGGCCCTACGGCGATGTCTACCTTGATATCGATTGGGAAGTTTTCTTCATCCCAGTCCTCCATTATCCTTTTGATAAGTGGCTTCAACGCTTCAACTTCATCTGATGGTACATCCAACACAATCTCGTCATGTATTGTTCCTATTACCTTTGCTTTATATCCATTTTCACGTAGATATCTACTAACCTTAGACGAGGAGCTAATCAACATATCACTCGCTGACCCCTGCGGGTTAGTATTAACAGCTTGACGCATGGAAGCGGCAACCATTCCTTTATCAGTGCTCCTTGCTCCAGGTAAACGGCGCAGTCTGCCAAAGTACGTTCTGATAGTGCCGGTCCGTTTTACATGAGACTGTACCCGCTTAATCCACTTACCCAAGTCCGGGAACTGGTAGAAATACATCTTGATGAACTTCCTAGCCTCATCCTCTGTTATCTTTAATTCTTCTGCTAGTGAGTGAAACCCTTTACCATATATAATACCAAAGTTAATTGCCTTTGCGTGCCATCGCTGTTCCTTTGTTATCTCTTCTATTGGTACATTAAACATCTTAGACGCCGTGGCCTTATGAATATCTTCCCCTGAGTTGAACACCCCTATCATATTCTTATCTTTGCTAAGTATAGCCGCAAGACGCAATTCAATTTGACTATAGTCAGCTTGGAGGATTGAGCCATCCTTAAACCTTGATACGTACAGCTTACGTACTTCTAAGCCGTTTAACGCTTCATACCTTTGTTTTTCAAGCGGTGTAAGCCCTTCTACTATATTACGTGGTAACTGTTGGAAGTTCGGATTAGCACTACTCGGGCGACCCGTAACTGTACCAGAACCAGCACCGTATTCTGCTTTATCCTCTGTAGTCAGTGAATACTTTGGGTGAACAAACCAATCTTTATCAACGTGATAGACCATAGGCGCAAGGAACATCTTCCTTACTGTCTCAACTGCCCTCCACTTCGCCAAGGCAAAGGCTATTTCTGTATGCTCTAAATCCTCTCTTGCAAATAGCTTGTCAAGAACCTTCTTTGCTGTGGATGGATTACCGCTCTTTGTCTTTTCAATAACAGGGAATTTAAGTTGCTTGTAAAATATATCAAGGATATGGTGCCAAGAACCAAGATTGAGCATCTTACTATCAGATTTCTTTGGTATACCTTCTAAGTAACCATCAACATCATCTTCATTTTCGTACCATATATCATAACCCTTAACTCCAGCTTTAAGACATAAATACCAGAACTCATAATGGTATTTCACAAGACGCCTGTATGCTTCCTCAGTCATCTCAATATATCTACGCTTATCTATCTTACAGCCGTCTTCCTCCACGTAGCTAAAGGACTTTATCGCTTCCATAAGTATATCGTAGAATACGCGCTTAAACCCCTTATCGTGGTCAATGACTGGCCTAAGCCCCTTGTAACATTCATACGTAACGTACAAGTCCATAAAGTTATAGTGCTTTTCTATTTCCTTAGACTCATTTGATAACTCTAGGTATTGCTGGAGCGTAAACGCTTTAGGCAAAGACTCATACTCTTCGTTACCGTGCAGTGTTTCTTCATAGCCACCGTAATCAGTGTAAAGATACGATAGGCTTTTCAAAGAACTGCTAGACTCTTCACTTACTCCAATGTAAAACGCTACCATAGTATCAAAGAACTTACCATGTACATCAATGCCTTTCTTAAGCCGTAACCAACCATTATCGAACTTCTGATTATGAGCTATCTTGGTAATATCCTTAGAGTTAAAAAGTTTACGTAGCTTACGAAGTAGCTTTCCCCCAAGGACTTCATCTGAGTACGCCGGTATAGACGCAACGTGTAGGACGCCTTCGTGCGGTACTCCAATGCCTATGATCGTCATAAATCCTGCGGGGTCCATCATGTCAAGCAATTTATTCGTTTCAACATCATATACTATTTCTTTCTCTTCGTAAGCTAATTCAATTACTTTATCAACTGTCTGCTCTATGTATGGTAACTCATCTGGGGCTACAACGTTGTAACTACTAAGAGCACGTTCAATATCTGACACCCACTCTGGTAATGAGTCTATAGAACGTAGTATGTAAGCAGGGTGATAAATAGGGAATACAGGTATTTTCTTACCGTCTAATTCAAACAGCATTCTACGGCCACGGTGCTTACGTATACCAGATACACCCATAAGACAACTCAAAGGAACGGCACCACAGACAAGGATAAGGTCTGGGTCAGCTTTCTTAATGTCTTCAATAGTATATGGGTGACACGCTGTGCATGACTTCTTACTCGGAGTGTTATTCTTAGGTGGCCTACACTTAACAGCATTAGTAATCCAAGGCTTTACATCTTCAGTAATACCAACAGTTGAAAAGGCAGTCTCCAAAGCATCGCGCAGAAGCGTACCAGATTCACCAACGAAAGGTCTTCCTAGCTTATCCTCATGTTCACCAGGAGCTTCCCCTATAATTAAAATACGTGGACTACCATTACCAACCTCCATTTTAATATGGTTGGTAAGACACGTAGCGCCTAGAACGCAGTCCTCGCAATATGCCATAAGTTGTCCCCTTCTACTGCTTAATCGTCTTCCTTATAGTCATCCTCTTTATCAATAAAGAGTCTGTAATAATCGTTCTTGTTATTCACAGAATTGAATTCTGCCCTAACTCTTCTGCAATGTTCTTGGTATCTCTGGGAATTGATAACGGCCAGACGACCAGCCCATTTAGTAAAATATACAGCCGCATCAAATATAGCCTCTTCTATACCCTCACCAGGAAGTTCAAATACATCTGGGAAATCAGGCACACCGCGCTCATTCTCTGCAAACGCAGTTTCAAGTCTATCCCACTTCCTTGCTATCGTAAGGAATATTCCCCTCATTCCTCGCTTACACCAACTATCCTTATATCCAGGGGCTTTTGAAAGGTGAAGTAACAGCATAGTTTCAAAGGCGTTAAGGAACTGGTCAGTTTCCTCTTTAATCAGTTCCATATCAGGCAATGTTTCCTTAAACTGTATATTGTACGACGCTGTATCTACCCTACCCTCTGTTAACAGAGGAACTACTCTTACATTTTCTTGTTTATTCATTTGCAGCATCCCTCCTTGATTGTATTAGTTCTAACAAGTTAGCTACTTCCGGTACTTTAGCTATAATGCTACGTTCTAACTCTGTAAACAACGTACTAAACCGATTAAACGCTATTTCCAAAGCCCGTGCCCCAACTCCATTTACCGACTCATTCCCTGTGAGTATTTCCATACTTATTGTGTGTACCAATTCAAGCATATCAGCGAATGATAGTATACGCTCAACTATATCAGACTTAACAGTAAGCTCGCGCTCACCAGTGATTGAACCCCACATTGCTTCAATCTCGAAGAAGGCTATATTATTAGACTCATCAGACTCAAGAGCCGTTTGTTCAACATACTCCATGTGAGTCCCTGCTTGTTCAAGCAGGCTCTTAAGCGCTTGCTTAAACGGGTACGGAATATCATTAGACTCAGTTTCTGGTATATCGTGGTATAGCGCCCTGTACACCAACCTGAGCCTATCAACTGGTATTTTAGCAGAGTGCAGGGCTTCACCAATCCTTACACACATCATCGCAGTATTATATGAATGCTCTGCCACGGATTGCTTCATGTTAGTATGAAACGTTCCAAGTCGTTTTATTGTAGACAACCGCATAATTGTTGAATTACTTAGCATTCCTACTCCTTTTACTAATCATACGCTTTAATTGTACGAGCGCATACGTATTAAGTTCATTATCATATTCATCGACAGCAAGTTCATAATCCAAGCCCTTTCTAACCATGATATGATTCATTAACAGCCTGTAACAAAGTCCCATAAATTCACTTGTTGCATCATAAAGAGTGAAACGCTGTCTAACGTTAGGCATCTCATCAATCAACTCTTCAGATGACATCTTCTGATACCACAACAATATCTCCAACATGTCAGGCAGTTTTGATAGCTGGTTATATGTCATATCCATATTAGCTGGAGCAGTATTAGCTAATGGATTAACCCCTTCCTTAGTATGCAATCTACTATACTTAGCCTCTATTACTATATTCTCAGCTTTCTTTATCTGGTCATTGTATAGATGAAGTGAAGACACATGATTTACAAAGCGGCCAGCCTTCTTAATAAAGATGCCTCTATTATTAAGTGTATTAAAGATAACCTGAGCAAGCACTGAAAATTCAAAGTGGTTTATTGTATACCCAAAGATTAAATCATTACTCCTACAAAATCTTGTTATAACAAGCTCCGTATACCCTTTGGGCCTTTCCCTACCATTTATTGTAATCTGTACACCAACGTTGCACGGCAAGTCTTTAGTAGATAATGACTCTTCAGTATCGATATTCCAAAATATAGGCAAGTAAGCCCTACGTGACTCTGGGTCAACTGAGAGTAAGTCTATAACATATTGTAGTCCATGTTTTATCCGTGGCCCGTAGGCCCCACGCCAGACTTCCCCGTCATCGCTGTATTTACCAGCGGAAGGGATATAATACTTCAAAAACTCTATCTTATCTTCACCAGAGAGAACCCAAAGCGTTTCAGCTATTAGCTGGAATATATTTAGCTTTCTAGAACGATACCACGGGATAAGCCGTGTCATATCCATAACAATCCAAGATACGTGTTCAGCCTCTATGTACTTGTAATCACGGGACTCTCGTTCATTTCCAAATACAAGTACCTCCCTGAGTAGTTGGGGGTAAGCTTCGTGGACTGTACTATACTTCCTCATGCTGTCTCCTTACAAGCGTATATAACGTAGGCTACCCCTTAATAAACCACAGAGACTGTATTCAGAGACGTAGCAATCCCACGGGTCTTTTCCATCAGGTAAATCAACTGACGTAGAAGGAATACCCCATGACCTTAATGCGTTAACTGCATTTTGACGCACTGAGCGGTCCGTGTCGGGGTCTAACATGACAACGACTGCCCTTGGCTTGGCTTGGGCTATTAACGCCCTCTGGTGGTCACTGAGCGTCTTACCAAGTATTGCTATCGTTCTAAGCCCTGTAGCCTCCTTTGCACCAATAGCTGAAAACAACCCTTCTGTCATGATTATTGTCTTACCCTTTACGTACTCATCTAAATACGCAACAACATCAGACTTACCAAGCATACCATCAGATTTAACGGGGTTAAGGTATTTCACTATACCTTTTTTATCTATCATCGCCCTCGATTGATAGTACACGAGCTTACCGTACATGAATACAGGAATGAATACCCTACCAGCGTTCCTACCATTGTAGCAAACACCTAGACTATATTCCTTTATGAGTTTAGCAGACATACCTCTGTTAATTAAGTAACTCCTAGCTCGCCTAGCTAAAAATAAGCGTGAGTAGCTAATACGTACCCAATCAACCTTTTTTATTTCTTTTGGGGGGTCATCAGTTGCTTCTTTTTCTACGTTCTTAAACGCTTTCTTTAGCTTCTTGGACTCAACAGATACTTCCTTAGCTAAAGATATTGTACTGTACGTTTTCGTACAGTAGACACAGCGGCCTACCCCCTTATTAACATTGAAATTAAGCGTAGGGTTTCCATTGTGGTCTAAGTGCTTACACTTAGGGCAAAGCAACTTCACTTCACCTCTCTGACTTGGGTGAATTGGTTTATTGCTCAGTTTACTAAGTATTATCTTACTTAGAGAGCTAGACATTTACTCACTTCACATAGCAACGTTGTAGGTAAGACTTTCTTTGCACCTTTCTTAACAGCCAATTCCGCGACCTTCTTGTTAGGTAACTCATAATGCGGAAAGTGCAAGCTATGAAAGAAATGCTTATCTGAGAGTTTGATCATACCCTTAGCAAAATCATGAAGTTCTTCCTCGTCTACGTTTGAAACCAAGTGTTCTCCATCAGTAAAAACCATATTCTACTCCTCTATGTAAAGCCGAGCGATATCCCGATCAAGCCTACAATTAAACATACATTGGTCTTCTGTTTCCCTTGCGCCTGTAACAAACAACCGTGCGGCTTCTGGTACAGACTCATGCTCATCCTTAGTCTGACACAACGCAACAAGCAAATCAGATACAGCCGCAATCCCAATATCCTCAGCTATTTCCTCCATAGTGAATATTTCTGCACTTAATGTACTCCTACGGGTCTGAGCCGCAGTCCAAACAGCTAAATTAAATTCCTTTGCTAAAGCACGTAAATCTGTGTACACCAAAGATATCTCATGCCTACGGTCATTGTACCCTCTACGTGGTTCTACCAGCGTAGCGTAGTCCACGATAAGTAAGTCAAACTCCCTACCTCTGTTCTTGTATAAGTTTAGTATACCATAAATCGTTTCAACGCTACACCTACCAGAGCTAAACTCTTCAACTATCAAATCACCACGTAACTTCTTTAATCTGCTAATCAGTTTCAACGCTTGTTCATGCCTATCAGTATCACGGAGCATACGCTTTGTCAGTGCTGTAATAGCACGGTCATATCTCATCTCAGTAGCAGACTTACGTAGCTCAAGCGTTATATGAAGCACCTTACTACCGTAAGTCAGAGCACCGTAGCCTATGTTAATAAGAGAAAAGGATTTACCACGTTTGGGTGGAGCAAGCACAACACCAATTTCACCACGGGCTACTTGTATTTTATCACCTAGCCCAACGTTTATGTACTCATTCAAATCTCCTGTTGCATAGTCAAGGAAACGTTTCTTTGCATTAGTAAAGAAAGACTCATCCGTTATTGGTATTCCAAATGTAAGCGCCTCTGTAGCCTGATTACCTATTTCCATAAGACTACCAACCTCGCCTGTCTCTGCCTGTAGTAACATATCCTCTGCTAGATTCCTAAGTTTTACACGTCTTATAAACTTTATGAGTGTGTCCTTAATGAATCTCTCGTTCTTTATCTCAAGCGATAGAACCTCAACCATCTTCTTGTTTACTTCTTTTATCACGTCTTTACTATAGCTCAACGAATATAGCTCTTCACTAAGCTGGGGCAGACTCGGCAAGGCTTTCATCTTGTAGTAAAAATTCCTAACGCATTCCCAGCTTAAAGTCAAGTACTCCAGCGTAAACGCATCTGGCTGTACAAACATCCCAAATTCCTTAAACCCTTCTTCTGTTAGTAAATACGTAAATAACTCTTCCTGATAATGAACGCTATTAGTGAGTTTCAGTGAAGACATCAAGCCCCCTACTATTTTTCACCGTGTTAATTACCCTTGGGTCTCCTGCACAATAACTTCTAACAAAACCTGTAAGCTGTTTCTCATACCGCCAGTTACGTTGCTCTAAAGCCACAAGTAAGCTCCACTCAACATCGTGCGTTGTTGTATAAACGCCTTTAGCCGCTAAAAGTAACGCTTGAACCTCATCTTTGTAATCAGGAAGTTTTCTAATAGCCTGTACATGACGTACTGCATCGATTTGTGAGCCGCTTAAATACCCCCTGTACCGTTTAGACAAAAAGCTACTAATTAGCTTATGGGAGCGTAGAGCTTGATGGTCTACCCGTATTCTCTTATTCCTAGCCCACCTAAAGACGTACTCAACGTAAGACGGGATATCTGCATCGGTAATGAATAATCTAACAACCTTCAGAGTACGAATCAACGCCTCCATACCAATCTCTGAAACTGTGTTCTTGTAACTGCGGTAGAAAAACTTGCGCTGAGAATCTTTGTAGATTGAGAGGAACTGATAACTGGTCATTGCGTTCATATTACCTCCAACAGTAATGATTCCATGAGAGCAATCGCGGGTATAGAAAATTTCACTGAATTTATAATTCCTCCAAAGAAGACTGAGCTATTGAAATTGTATTTGCTAAGGAAATCACAAGATTTCCTACTATTTGTTCTAACTTTGCCCTCGCGTGCGCGCGTGCGCGCGAAACTGTAGGTACTATTATTTATTAAAAGAATTAAATAAAGCATTACTACGTAATGCAGGATACTAATACTACGTATTACTTCGTAATACTTGTATTGTATCCTGTTAATAGCTTTATTATTATATTTATATAAACCAATACCGCGCGAGCGGGTGTGCGTGCGTGCGTACATTATAGTATTAAACAACTAGGAATCCCTCCTTAGTAAGAGTTGTTCTTATTGACTTGGCAGATTTCTCAAGGTAATGATCTCCCTTATCGTCGATGTAGTAAACAACCGCTGATTTCTTGCCCTCGGCTATGCGGAGTACACGGCCAAGTCTCTGCTTTATTCTTCCCTTAGCCTGAACTGGCCCTGCCATAAATAGCCACTGGAGCTTTGGTATGTCAATGCCGATATCGAATATATTTGTAGAAATAAGACAGTCCAACTTGCCCTTCTGTAAGTCGTCTATGGCCTTATTTCGATAGCTCACGGAGTGTTTCCCGTACACCAAGCGGCTTTTTAATCCATTTGCTTTTGCCAGCCTATCAAGCGTCTTTGTGTGTTCGATATGGTTAGCAAGAATTAAGCCTATGTTACCCTTCTCAAGTTTTGCAATGCTCTTTACAATTAGCTCATTTCTCTTATCGTTCCTGTCAACCCCTTCTGATATAGCTGTGGTGTAACTTAGATACTCATGGTGATTGCATGGGATAGAGACAACGACTACATCACAAGAATAGCCATTCTCAACCATGTACTTATTAGTCGTCTCATAAATAGTATCACCCAGTACACCAATCAAGCGCCTATTTCGTACAGGGTCTTTTGTATAAGGCGTACCGCTTAGACCGTATCTATAGTATGCGTTTTCACACTTCTCTGCTATGGTCATCCACGTCTTTGCAGAACCAAACTGGCACTCGTCAAAAAAGATAACCTTTATGTCTTTAAGGAACTCTGTTACTCGTGCGGCTACTTTTGGTTTACTGCTCCTTAATGCCTTGTACATAGTCTGCGTTGTGGAAACGACAATATCACCAGTTATATCTAGTCTTCCTTCCTTGCATACGCTTACAGAAATATCGGTGCGTTTCATCATCCGTTTAGTAGTCTGGTCACTAAGCGACAGACTGTGCGTTAGCCATAGAATTTTACCTGCATTACATAGTTTTAATATCATATACGCCGCAACCTCGGTCTTGCCAGCGTTGGTAGCCATCTCTAAGACGCCTCGACAGCGCTTGAGGGCCACGTTAGCACCTTGGCGCTGGTGTTTGTATAGGTTGACACCTTTTAACGCGACCTCGGACCTCTGGTGGCTCCGTATCTTAAAGTCAGGGGTAATTACTTCAACATCCTCGTTCAAATCTTTTAATGTATTAACAATTAGAGGGGTAAGGCCAGTAAGAAATCTCCCGTGCGGACTTACAAAGCGATAACATCCATCCCACGTAACCCCAAAGGACTTAGCAAAACGAGCACCCGGAGCTCTAACCTTTGTACTTTCACTTAGCTTACGAATAAGTTTCAAGTGTTCAGTAGGGTCTTGAATGTAAGAGTAATTGGCCCTTTGCTTTATCGTTAGCATTATTACCCTTCCTGTCGCTTGTAACCAATAAACAGGCTGCGACGCCTGTGTATAACGTAACCACTGCACTATTTTTGCTTTTGAAGTATGCCCTTAATAGCTTTTTGTACACGAACAAGTACAAACGTATGTAGCCGTGCCTCCCAACGGTCAAATGCGTGTTCTTTTGAACCTATAATAACCTTGGCTTTCCTAAGCCCTGTTAAGAACTTACGTGGTTCATCACGGAACAAGTCTGCGTACTCATATAATTGGTGAACGTCACCCATAAAATCAACGAAGCTATCTTCAATGCAGGAGTACTTCTTAAGATAGACTTTCTTTTTGAATGAGAAACAACCGAGTAGTTGAACTATCTCTTGTTCTATACGTTCTCCAGGCCAGTCTAATTGAGCAACACGTAGAAAGTGATTGTTGCTTTCCTTTGGCACGAGTTTCCCCCAATTGGTTATTATGGCAGAAGCGGCAATAAGTCCAGCGGGGTCATATCTTTGTTCCTTACAAACATTCTTTATGTGTGGGTATACCTTAGCTACATACTTCTCTTGGTAAGCGAATAGCGTCAGTTTCTCAATGTCCTTGCCACGGTTTCTATTACGCATTAGTCTTTAGTTAAGTCGGTATTCCATCGTTGATTTCACAGGCCATTAGTAAAGCAGGGTCAGTAGCTTGTACATCAAGTTTCCATACCCATTTGATTAGGCTTGCGGCTTCTAAATAGCCTTTGTCCATTTTACGTTTACCAAATAAAACTTGGAACAGTAAGCGAAGGTAACGTAGCTGAAGTTCACTACAAATTATACCCCAAGGGAATGGGTTTTGAACATCCTGTTTGAATATCCTTCTGAAGAGAAGTACAGGGAGGAACCCAAGTCCAGTTTGAAGAAAGCCGTAGCCGTGGTTGTGGTACTTATCAAATGCAAGATTCACTGCTTCACGCTTGCTCGCGGCGTCAGCATCCGGCTTAAAGATAAATACATCACCGTTTTCAAACCCTTCTTTGTATTTCTTAAGTGGGGTTAGCTCTGGCCCACCTGTAATACTCTCATAACACAAGTCGTGTTCGTAGACTATAAAGCTATGCCCAGGGATTTTAAGACCTGCATTCTTAATTATTTTAGCGGCGTCTACCCTACCCCAATT